ACTCTGAACGGAACGAGCGGAACCCGACCGTGCCACCACGGACTCGGGCCGTCCTTTATAATATGCGACCGCGTGGCGACGATGAGCCGCCTCCGTGGGTACAACATGCACTCCTCCTCGGAGCATTTTCTTTTAACCTCTTGACCCAGGGGATCGAACATACCGGTTCCTTTTTCCATGCCCAGGTAAGGAACTTCGTAATACCAGTTGGTCCCAGGCTCTCCCATGGGAACCACAGCTCCAGTATCATTAATAGAGGAATCCATGATGTAGATGTTGTAGATGTCCACTGTAGGGGAGATCTGGGTATCCGTCTTAGTCGAAGACACCAGGTTGAGGACTGGTGCGGCAAATCTTTCTATCTTGGTCTTCGCCCTCGTTAGGTAAGTAGGAGCATCATGATCCGGAGTTATCTTGTCTGCATGGGCGGGATACATGGCATGAGCTTGAGCCAGAGGCACTTCCTGCCTCAGGACTACGGCATAAGCCCTCTGCAGGTCATTGTCTGAGCCCAGTTGAATGGGCAGGACACACCTGGGATCTACAGGCTTAAGGGCGATGTCTCCCCTACCAGCGTGCCAGAAATCTCGTTCCCAGGTGACGTGGAGGTATCCAGTGCCTAGCACTGCGGCATACTGTAGAGCTTCCCTAATGGCACGGTCTGCGAAGCTATTGTGCCACCAGCTGAGGATTAGTTTGTTGAGGATTTCTGTGTGTTTATCGTAGGCAGGGTTGTCAGACTTGAAACCCCACATGGGCCTCAGGTTGGCCAGGGTAGCCACGATCTCCCTGACATGCCTTTTTATCCGATTAATGTGGAGCTGGCTTAGCTTCTGAGGCCGCTTGGGCATGACACCGGCGATGATGTCCATGGCCCTGTCAATGTCTTCAAAAGCAGGCTGTCGCTTGAGGAGGTTTTCTCCCTGGTCGATAGCTTGGTTAACCCAAGCAAGCTTATCCTTCTCTGCGCCGGCAGCCGAAGGCACACGGTAGTACTGAGGACTACGGGAGAAATCTTGATCTAAAGGCATGATTAGGCATCGTACTGCGGGGTGTCGTAGGAGAAGACTTCTACACAGAAGCCCGGTTCAAAGGATGGCTGACTGCGTCGGTTGGACTTGTTAATAGCAGCCTGGGCAATAGCTCGACCAAGAGGGCTCATGGATCGCATGGCATGCAGAAGGTCCGAACGATTCTGGCTATCCACATCTGAGTAAAATCTTTCCTCTGCCTCTTTCAGCTGACTGAAGCGGCTACGCTCTCTGGAGTTGACTTGGCTTTCAAATCTACGGATCTCCCCTATGGTCGTAAGCTCCCTACGCTGGTAGCCTTTCGGCACCCGAGCATCTGCTCGACCTGGGAACCTGACGTTGCCTTGTTTATCTACATGGACAACTACTGGGTCAAATTTCTGGGCCCTGCCCGAGCTGGCAGGCTTATGCCCACCCCCTGGCTCACAAATAGGCCAATCCCCTATGAGGATGGGGGAAGAACATTTTGGACAGATTTCTGCTTGGGCCATGCTATAGTGAGGAAAAAGGAGGCTTAACGATGCCGATATCTCAGGATAGATTGAAAGAACTTGCCATCAAGGGTCTTAAAGCTGAACTACAAGAGCTAACAGAGGGCCGAGGACAAAGTAGCCTAGGAGAAAGCCCCCGACCGCCCAGACAAAAGAGAAGGCCAATGTCTGCAAAAGAGAGGAAGATTCATTCTGAGAAGATGAAGAAGGTGTGGGCTGAGAGGAAGAAGTCATCATCGGGCTAGTAGCTTAACATAGACTTGACCAAAATGTCAAGTCTTGACGTAAGGATGAGGTTAGGAGTATTCCCAGAGGGCCCCAGTTTCCCATTCCTCTGGCAAACTTGGCGGGGGGATGTATTGATTAGGGTCCCACTTGGAGGCTTCCCAATCCTCATCCGTGGCTTGAAAGCCCGAGGGGCCTTCATAGACTGGGTAGATATGGTCAGTTGCAGCCTTGGCTACTCGTTGTTGCCAGACGGGGTTTGCCGATCGATAAATCTCCGATTGGTGAAGACTGTAGAAGGCAATGCCCAAGGCCATCAAGCGGTCATCATGACCACCTTCTGAGGCTTCCAGCCGTTCCTTCTTTTCATGCCTAATCAACTCTCCCATTTCGTAGATAAACCAAGGACTGTTAACCTGAAGCCAGCCATCCCTCAAGGCTTTGACCAAGAAGTCAAGCATGGGGCCCCTGGTGGCTTCAGTGGTCTTCCAGCCCCAGCTGGGGGTTGTCTGATTGGTTGCTACCATACCCCGGACGCCCTGTTTCAACTGCATGTGCTGGTTCGACCAGCCGCGCTTAAAGAGGTCCTGGACAGTCATGTCGCCATTGGCGGATGCTGAGCCAGCTTCTACAATCATCTTTGCCTGCCGGCGTTCTCCATTAATGTAAGTAGAGTACATGGTGCCAAGCACCAGGGCCCAAGGCCAAACTTCCGAAGCATTAACACTGTCTGAAGCAAACTCTGCTACCTGCTCGGCATCCCTGAAAGGGGTTGCTTTTCTAACCACCTGCACTACTGTGCGATCCTTTTGAACTCCATAGCCGGTGTCCACTCCGATAGCGTACTCTTCCCCTTCCTGGGGCAGTTCCCAGATGAAGATCTTTCCCTGGGGATCAGTATTGGCTACGCCTTCGTACTTCAGGGGTATGAGGACGAACTTATCAGGAGCCCGCTCGGGCTTCCAACTGCAGACTACTTGCCTGGGCTTAAAAGGAGATTCTCGGTCAATCTCTGGTTCAGAGGGCTGCAGTCGTAGGGGTAGGTCTTCTGGTCGGCCCTGGAGGCCCAGGACCATCAACGGAGGCCTGGCATGGTCTCTCTTGTTGGCCAGGAGCTCAGCATCAAAGATGCTCATGCTCTTGTGTTGGAAGGCCTCTAGGTCATCAGCAGGCATCTCTTGGAACCATTTGTTCAAGATGCCGCCCTTGGCATAATCCTCCTTGTTCTCCTCATAGAACCACTTCTGCTCCCTACTCATGACCCACTCTTGGCCCAGGTAGGCCTTGAGGATGGGATCTTTCTGGACGTTGTCTATTGCCCTGGTAGCGTGGTCCTGAGTCTTTTCATTAGGCTCCCAATCCGGGGGAATGGGGTGGGCTTTAAGCCAGGTAGGGTTGGGGTAGAAGTCTTTATCCACATACCAAGGAAGGAACATGGGCCTGAACCTGGAACGTCTCGGCCAGCTTTTGCTACGGTTCCAACGCTTGGCCCACCAATTGTCAACGCCATTGGCAGTTGACTCAAGAATCATGAAGTGAAAGGGGTCGTCATGGAAGGCAGGCATCAATGAGGCTTCTACTAGCTCCTCGGGGTGCTCAAAGTCGGCCAGCTCTGACAAGTGGACGACCGTGGGAGTAGTGCCTCGGGCGATGCCTGTAGTTTGATTTCCCCATTGAATGGAGACTGCTGACCTTATGTTTGGGAATTCTATAAGCTGCCCAGCTTGGTACTTGATATCTTTGTTGGTCTTAACCTTGTAATCTTCACAAGGCATCAGCCACCAAGGCATGTTTTCCCAACAGAGCTCGATCATCTGGGACATGCGCTTGCTTTTGTCTGGGTCACTAGAAGCTATGACGGCATTGGTGTGACTATAGAATTGAACTCGATGGGCTACGATAAGCTCTGAGACGGTGGAGATGCCCAGCTGGCGAGCCTTGAGGGCCTGCACCATGATGGCCACGCCCTTCTCTTCCATCTCTCCACAGATGTCCAGGAAGATCCTCTGGCCAGCACGAGGTTCGAAGCCTATAAGTCTGGAGCCTTTGGCCGCTATCTTGGCATACCTGGAGGACCAATAGTTGAAGTCCAAGGCGCAGAGAGTTCTTTCCTTTTGAATCCATTGAGCTTCATCCTCCCTTAAGCCTTCGGCTTTGATCCTTTCCAGGACCTCGGCAGAGGAAAAGTGACGTTTGTAGACCTCTACCTGATCCAAGGTGCTGGGTTGGAGAGGGAAGCCTAGGCGACGACTAGCTTCAGCTATTCTGCTTTCATTGACTCTTGGGGAATACACTTAGCTGGTGGGAGCTGCTTGAGGGGAGGTTCAGTTCGGTCGATGCTGGTAACCTGGTCCATGAGATCGGCAAACTGAGGTAGACCTTTGGCTACGGTTAGCTGTTGGTTGGTAATGTTTATTTGTTGACCAGCTTCTTCTCGGATGAAGTTCGTATGCTTCAGCACCATCTCAGCATCCTTGAAGCCATCCGGCTGGACGGCCTTCTTGATCCTGCTTTTGACAATCTCGGGGCTGTTGATAGCCGCCATGTAGCTGGTTACGTCAAAGCTATGACGATAAGCGGCGGCAGTGAGCCGCCCAAGATAGTCCGATGGATGTAGGCCTACTTCAGAGCAAAGCCT